AAAAGGGTGGGAATTTATCTCACCCTTTTTTGTTTATGCACGATATTTATATATGATAAAGTACATTTAGGAGAATAACACATGCCAAAAGCTGATTTCATATACGAAGACCCATTATCGGGAAGTCAAGTAACAGGGTCAACACCTTATGGTATTTATGATGATGATACAGATTTTGTTACTGATAGTCTTAATATAACAAAATGGGTTGCTAGAAGATTAGGGCATCCTGTAATGCAATTAGAAATACCAAGCGGCTCAATATATGCTTGTTATGAAGAAGCAGTATCAGAGTACTCACAACAAATCAATCAATACAATATGAAAAACTGGTTTTGGAATGACTATGCAAATCAAGCAACAGGTTCAGCTTACTCAGGGTCAACACAGACAGAATTTAATAATCCTAAACATCCTGGTGGTGGAGCTTCTGTATTTCTTTCAGACCAATATGGTGAAGCTATTGCAATGGGTGGTGGTATTTCAATATATACTGGTTCTTTAGTATTAACTTCAAGTAAACAAGAATATGACTTACAAAATGAATCTCGTTTAGAAGGTAGTGGTCACTCATCACAGAGATTAGAAATACAAAAAGTATTTAATTTCGGACCAGCTGCAATAACAAGATTTTATGACCCGTTTGCTGGTTCATTTGAACAAAGACAGATGTTAGATGCTTTTGGAATGGGTAATGTATCACCTGCAGTATCATTTATAATGAGACCTATTTCATATGATATAGCAAGGTCTCAAGCAATAGAAACAAATGATAAAATTAGAAAATCAAATTATTCTTTTGACATCGTAAATAATAAAATGAGAATATTCCCAGTTCCGAGGTCATCTGATGCCGGTGATAAAGTTTATTTTAATTATTTTGTAAGAGGAGAAAGTAAAGATACTTCAAGGTCATTTACTTCAGGTAAAGTTTCAGACCCAAGTAATGCTCCTTATAAGTTTATAAAATATAGAACTATAAATTCAGCGGGAAGGCAGTGGATACGAAAATACGCACTTGCTTTAGCTAAAGAGTTATTAGGAATAATACGGTCAAAATATGCTAGTATGCCGTTACCTAATGGTGAAGTAAGTATGGATGGTGAAGCATTAAAAGCAGAAGGTAGAGAAGAAAAAAATCAAATGTTAGATGAACTAAAAGAATTTTTAGAATCAGTTTCATTATCAGAAAGAACAAGACAGGAGCAAGAACAAGCTGAAGCTCAGCAACAAGTATTAAACAAAGCTCCATTAGGAATATACATAGGATAAAACAATGTCAAGAACAAGTCCATTCTTTTTACCGAAAAAGGAAATCAATTTAATCGATTCAATGAATGAAGAATTGATTGATGAGATAGTAGGTCAATCAGTTGATATCTATAAAGTATCTGTAGAAAATACTGATGAAAATGTATACGGTGAATCAACAACAAAATATTATAAAAATGGATTTAGAGTTAATTGTTTAATTCAGTTTAATGAACCTACTTATGAACAAGAAGAATTTGGTGCAGATTATAATGCAGATATAGAAATGTATTTTCAGAGAAATAATCTTGCAAGTGGTTCACTTAATTTTTATCCAGAAATTGGTGATATAGTTGATTGGAATGACCATTATTGGGAAATAAATTCAGTAACAGAACCACAATTAATAGCAGGTAATCCAAGTTATAGACATAGTGTACAAGCAAATGCTCATAGAGCAAGACTGTCATCATTACTTATAGAAGAGAGACCTAGATAATGGCAGTTCAAAAAATAACACATAAACTAATTAAAAAATTTGATGTTACTGATGGTAATTTTCAAGCCAAACCTCAACCTGTAAAAGAAGTAAATGGCAATAAGGTTGAAGAAGATATATATGGTGAAAAGAAACATACTTATCAACCAGATAATGGTAATCTTCAGGTGAATGAGATGATGACTGGTATATTGAATAAACTTGATGGACTGACTGTTAATCCAGATATAGTTCAAAAGAGTAGAGCTGTTGAGATAGATATAAAAAGAGAAATAGCAATAGGTAAAGCTGATATGAGTGATATCAAATCAGAAGAATTTAAAGGTAAGGTAATGAATAAAAAAGATAAACTAAAAGCACTGAGAAGAAGAAATGGCCGTTAAACAAATTACAAATAATCAAACTGTGAACAAAGAAACAATTGACCGTTCAAAACAAGTTTCTATGAAAAATGAAACTTTAAATCAAGGTAATCCTCGTACATCTATTGCACCAGGTAAAGATTTTACAAAAGGTTTTTCTGTTACTTTAAAAGATATCGATACATCAGTTTTAAGTCATGTTAAGAATATAATTAAACCAAAAATTAAGGAAGCAAATGAAATTATACCTGTACCTATTTTATGGGCAAATGAAGAGAGATGGAAAAATTATAGAAAAAGAGGTGTATTAAGAGATAAAAATGGTAGTTTAATGTTACCATTAATAATGATAAAAAGGAATGATGTTGCATTTAATGATATGATGCCATTATCATTTGACCATGATATAAAGGGAGAATTTATTAAATTTGTTAGACAAAGTAAATGGTCAAAAGTAAATAGATACGATAGATTTGCAACTCAGTTTGGAAAAAATCCAGTAACAGAGACAATAACAACAGGTATGCCAGATTTTGTTATTTGTAGTTATAGTATTGTTATGATAACAAATTTTATGGAACAAATGAATACTTTGAGTGAATTATTTTTAGAACACTTAGAAACTTATTGGGGAGACCAAACAAGCTATAAATTTTTATCAGGGCTAGATGGTAGTATTTCAAATGCCTCTGAAATGACAGTTGATAGAGAAAGATTAATAAAGAATGAATTTGGTATTTCTATAAAAGGATATGTTATACCAGAATTTACATCTAATATATTTGGTACTACTGCTGAAATTCAAAAAAGTAGAACACCATCTAAAGTTAGCTTTGGATTTGAAGGTGACGCAACTGATACACAAGTACAAAAACTTTAGTGTTTTGTAAAAAAATATATATTTATATACAAATAAACGGAGGTTATAATGGCTGAAGAATCAAAATTAGCTGAAAAGTTAGAAGAAAAAACAACAGACACGAAGTTTACTCAGGAAGAGATGGATAAACTAAAAAGTTTTCAAGATAGATATCTTGGAGCACAAGCTTCATTTGGTAACATAGAGGTAGCAAAAATAAGAGTAAATCAAGAATTAGAAACTATTGAAGAAAGTAAAAAAAATTTAGAAAAAGAATTTAAAGAACTTCAAAAAGAAGAGTTACAGTTCATGGATGATATGACTAAAAAATATGGAGACGGTCAGTTAAATCCATCCACTGGTGTTTTTACTGCTAATAATTCCTAATAAAAGATATAAATATATCTGTTTTGGAAAAATGTTACATATTTATATATGAATTTAACTATTTGCACATCATAGGAGACATCAATGGCTGAGAAAGTAATTTCCCCAGGAGTATTTACAAACGAGATAGACCAAGCATTTTTACCAGCAGCAATAGGAGAGATAGGAGCAGCACTAGTAGGCCCGACAGTAAAAGGTCCAGCTATGAGACCGACTGTTGTTTCTTCTTATTCTGAATTTCAACAAGTATTTGGAAGTACATTTCAAAGTGGAAGTAGTTTTACACAATATCTAACTTCACATGCTGCAAAACAATATTTAAAACACGGTAATGCATTAACAGTTGTTAGAGTATTAGAGGGTAGTTACACAGTAGCAGCTGCTGCGGTGCATACCGGCTCAGGTAATAACTATACAGGTAGTAGAACTCCAGAGTTAGCTGATAATGCAGCTGATTCATCATTTAAATTACATACACTTTCACATGGTGCTATATTAAATAATAGAGGGAATACTGGTACTTGTGCAGTTCATACAGGTTCCAATAACACATTAGCTTCAGGTTCAGTTGATAATCTCAGATGGGAAATACCAACTTTAAATCAGTCAAAAGGTACATTTACTTTACTAATTAGACAAGGTAGTGATACTGAAAAAAGAAAACAAGTTTTAGAAACTTGGAATGACTTATCTCTTGACCCTAATGCTAATAATTATATAGCAAAAAGAATCGGTGATTCTAGTACAACATTGGCTGGAACAGTGTCAGAACCATATGTAACAGAAAATGGAACTTTCCCTAATAAATCAAAATATGTAAGAGTAGAAGTATTAAAGAAAACTCCTACTTATCTTGATACAAACGGAAATATTTCAGAAAATGCATTTTCAGCATCTTTACCAGGTCTAGGGAGTGGTTCTTTTCATGGTTCATTTAATGGTGGAGATAATGGATATGGAGGATTTGATGGGCAAGGTAATTTACAAGGTACTAACACTACAGCGACTAATTACACATTTTACAATAATATAACCACTGAAACACAAGGATTTGCAATGTCAGCTGATGGTGATGGAACTGATGCTTATACAAAAGCAGTTAACTTGTTAAAAAATCAAGATGCATATGATATCAATCTATTGTTTATGCCAGGAATTATAGCTAGTAGACACGGTGGAATAGTAAGTACAGCTATTGATGCAATGGAAGATAGAAATGACGCATTTTTTGTCATCGACCCTGTAACTTATGGTAGTGGTATAACAGATGCAACAACAGAGGCAGAGTCAAGAGATACAAACTTTGCAGCAATGTATTGGCCTTGGGTTCAAATACCTGATGATGAGTTAGGTCTTAGTAGATTTGTTCCACCATCAGTTGTTATACCCGGAATATATGCTTTTAACGATAAAGTAGCTCAACCTTGGTTCGCTCCGGCCGGTTTAAATCGTGGTGGAATTGATGTAGCTATACAAGCTGAAAGAAAATTAACTCATGCTAACAGAGATACCTTGTATAACTCTAGTGTCAACCCAATTGCTACATTTCCTGGTCAAGGAGTATGTGTTTGGGGTCAAAAAACACTACAGAAAAAATCAAGTGCGTTGGATAGAGTTAATGTACGAAGACTATTAATCAAAGTTAAGAAGTTCATAGCTTCTTCTTCAAGATTCTTAGTATTTGAACAGAATAATGCTCAAACAAGAGGTAGATTTTTAAATATAGTTAATCCATTTTTAGAACAAGTTCAAGCACAAAGTGGATTAACAGCTTTTAAAGTAGTTATGGATGAAACAAACAATACACCAGATGTAGTTGATAGAAACATATTATATGGTCAGTTGTTTTTACAACCTACACGAACTGCTGAATTTATTGTATTAGACTTTACAATACAACCTACAGGTGCTACATTCCCTGAATAAACGGAGATAATAATTGGCCGAGAAAATAATAAGTCCAGGAGTATTTACTAAAGAAATAGATGAAACATTTTTACCAGCAGCAATAGGTGATATAGGAGCCGCAGTTGTTGGACCAACTGTAAAAGGTCCTGTTTTAGTTCCAACAACAGTATCTTCTTATGCTGAATTTCAAAATCTTTTTGGCGACACTTTTAAATCTGGAAGTGATTATTATACTTATTTGACTTCACAAACTGCAGAACAATATTTAAAAGACGGTAATAGACTTACTGTCGTTAGAGTTGCAGGTGATGGATACAGTAAAGCAACTTCAGATGTACCTAACAGAACAGGCCAAAAATTAATTTTAGATTTTGCAGCTCCAGGTACTCCTAATGCCACAGGCCCTAATGGTCCAATAATTTATGTTACAGGTCCTGTTGGGAATGCAGCAACAAGTACTACAATTGGATTTAAAATTACAGGTTCTAGAAGTGGAATCGACCAAGGTGGACATGCTGCTGTAAATGCAATAACAGGTAGTACTGCCAATGAAATAGCTAAAAACTTTGCTGCATCAGCAAGTATGAAATTTAATCCAAATATTACTGGTAGTTCAGATACATCTGATGCATTTACAACTCTAGGTAAAAGAAATTTTTCCGGTGTTAAAGTTGAACTTGCTAGTGATATTGTAACTTTAACAACAGTCTCTTCTAGTAAATTTTATAATGATTTAAGTTCAAGCTTTGGAGAAATATCAGCTGACTCAGCTGATAGTGCTTCAATTACAACAAGATGGGGTACTTTAGAGGATACAGGAACAGCATTCACATTAAATACTAAAGTAGCTGGAGAAATATTTAACAATAGACCACCTTCATCAATTTTATCATCATATGATGATTTCACAGGTAGTTTTTCTTTAGCAGGTAATAAAAATATATTAACATCTGGTAGTGAAGATAATCTTAGATATGAAGTATCGAATGTAAATGTAAAAAAAGGTACATTTACTCTTTTAATAAGAAAAGGTACAGATATTGACAATAGAAAAGAAATTTTCGAAACTTGGAATGACTTATCTCTTGACCCTAATGCTAATAATTATATAGCAAAAAGAATCGGTAATCAATATTATGATATTGCAGGTACTACAGCAGAACCATATATACAGGCTTATGGAGAATATCCTGTAAAAAGTAAATTTGTCTATGTATCAAATGTTACTGATACACCAAATTATTTAGATGAAAATGGAAATATAAGATTAAATGCTGCATCAGCATCATTACCAGCACTTGGTAGTGGTTCTTTCCATGGTGCATTCAATGGTGGTAGTAATGGAGCTATCCAACATCCACAAAAATTTAGTGAGAATATAAACATAAATTCACAAGGTTTATATTTACATGCATCAACGACAGATACAGGTTCTGCTTCATATGAAAAAGCAATAAATCTTTTGGCAAATCAAGATGAGTATGATATAAATTTATTATTCTTACCAGGTATAATTTCAGGTGAAGGTACTTCTAATTCATACCATTCTTCTATAGCAGCAAAAGCAATAGATATGTGTGAATCCAGAGGAGATTGTTTTACAGTTATTGACCCTGTTGCTCATGGTTCGTCTGTTACAGATGCAAAAACAGAAGCTGAAACAAGAGATTCAAGTTATGCAGCAATGTATTGGCCTTGGGTCAAATTAGCAAACAATAGGTTAGGTAAAATGTCTTGGGTACCACCGTCAGTAGCAACTGCAGGTGTTTATACTTTTAATGATAAAGTATCTGAAGAATGGTTCGCTCCAGCTGGCTTAAATAGAGGAACTATAACTACAGCACAATCTGCAGAAAGAGTATTACTACAAAAAGATAGAGATGACTTATATGATTCAAGCGTTAATCCAGTAGCTACATTTCCTGGTCAAGGAGTATGTTTATTTGGACAAAAAACTTTACAAAGAAAAGCTTCAGCACTTGACAGGGTTAATGTAAGACGATTACTTATTAGATTAAAGAAATTTATTGCTAGCACATCTCGTTTCTTAGTATTTGAACAGAATAACACAAAAACTAGAAAAAGATTTTTATCAATAGTTAATCCGTTTTTAGAAGATGTGAGAGTTGGAAGTGGATTAAATGAATTTAAAGTTGTGATGGATAGCTCAAACAATACACCAGATATCGTAGATAGAAATATCTTATATGGTCAAATATTTGTTCAACCAACAAGAACTGCTGAATTTATTGTATTAGACTTTACAGTACAACCTACAGGAGCTTCATTTCCTGAATAGGTAATTTACAATATTTAACACTATTTTTTAATAAAGTTAATATTTATATAAGAGAAGTTTTTATTATACAACAGGAGAAATATAATGGCAGAATTAATTGATGCTAATGATGTGATGTTTACACCCTTTGAGCCAAAACTCAAAAATAGATTTATAATGCAAATTGATGGTATACCTGCTTACACTATTAAAGCTGTAAACAGACCACAAATTGATTTTGATGAAGTTGTACTTGAGCATATGAATGTAACAAGATATGTTAAAGGTAAGGGTAGATGGCAAACATTAGATATAACTTTATATGACCCAATTGTTCCTTCATCTGCACAAGCAGTGATGGAGTGGATAAGATTATCTCACGAATCTGTAACTGGTAGAGATGGATATTCAGATTTTTATAAAAAAGATGTAACATTTAATGTTTTAGGTCCTGTAGGTGATATAGTAGAAGAATGGACTCTTAAAGGTGCATATATACAAGTAGCTAATTTCGGTGATATGGCCTTTGATTCATCTGACCCTGTGGAAATCACTGTAACATTGAGATATGATTACGCAATACTACAATTCTAATCAGCATATATAAAAAAATAACAAAATCCTCAACTTTTTGTTGGGGATTTTTTATTATATATATATTTATATATGATTTAGAGAAAGGTTTTTATGAAAACAACATTTAACGAAATAATAGAAGATGTTTTAAAACACGAAGGCGGTTATGTAAATGACCCACACGACAGGGGTGGTGAAACAAACTTTGGTATAACAAAGAAGTTTTATCCAGATGTCGACATTAAAAATCTCACAAAAGAACAGGCTAAAAAGATATATCATCAAGATTATTGGAGACCTGCAAAATGTGATGAAATGCCACCACATTTACGACATATCTATTTCGATATGTGTGTAAACTTTGGTAGAGGTGGTGCTGTTAAAGTATTACAGAGAGCTGCAAATGCTAAGAATAGAGATAAAATAGAAGTAGATGGTGGTGTGGGCCCAGCAACATTAAGAGCAGTACAAAATGTAGAATTAGATAGAGTAAGAGCTTATCGTGTATTACGATTTGCTAATTTAGTTATTAAGAAACCAGAACAAGAAAGATTTTGGTTCGGATGGTTCAAAAGAGCTACCGAAGTATAGGAGAAAAAGTTATGTCAACAGACAAATTATATAATGATATAAAAGAACTTTTTACTGAATTTGAAGATAATCATTCAACATTCACAGAAAAAGGCAACAAAGCAGCTGGTAGTAGAGCAAGAAAAGCTATCGGTGAAATTAAAAAATTAGTTACTGGTTACAGAAAGGCATCAGTATCAGAGTCTAAGTAACAACAGGAGGGTTATAAATGTCAGAAGAAACAAACACTGAACGACCAGAAAACACTTACGGGTATCCATATGAAACTATTGATTTACCAAGTAAAGGTTTATTATATCCAGAAGAATCAGTTTTACGAAGTGGTAAATTAGATATTAAATATATGACGGCTAAAGAGGAGGATATTCTCACATCTACAAATTTACTGAAAAAGGGTGTGGCATTAGATAGATTAATTAATTCACTAATACTTACACCAGGAGTTAAAACAGATGATTTAATTTTAGGTGATAAAAATGCAGTTATGGTAGCAGCTAGAATATTAGCTTATGGACCTGAGTATATTTGTGAAGTTCCTAACCCTAAAACAGGTGTTGAATTTACACATACATTTGATTTAACAAAATGTCCTTTTAAAGCACCACCAGAAACTACTGAAAAAAATGAATTTGAAATGGAATTACCTATTTCAAAACAAAAATTAAAATTTAAAATATTGACAGGTGCAGATGAAAGAGCAATTGAAAAAGAACTTAAAAATATTGAAAGTACTGGAGTAGAATATGCACCAGAACTCACAACGAGATTAAGATATGTTATTGTTTCTGTGGATGGTAAAGATGATGCTGCTACAAAAAATGCATTAGCACAAAATATGTTGGCAAGAGACTCTTTATTTTTTAGACAAGAACTAGAAAGAATTTCACCTGATATAGTATTAAAACAACAAGTAGAAATAGAAGGAGATACGGTCGAGGTAGCTATACCAATGACCGTAGGGTTTTTTTGGCCTAAGGCCTAAACATCAACAAGAAATTCACAATGAAATATTTAATCTAGTGTTTTATGGAGCTGGATTTACTCATTCCGATGTATATAGAATGCCGGTCTATCTACGAAAATTTTATATGCGAAAACTTGTTAGTGTGAAGAAAAAAGAACAACAAGAAATAGATAAAATTCGAAGTAAAAAATCTAAAAAACCTAACATGCGTTCTATTAAACCAATCTAAAGTAATAGTTTTTTTAACAAGCTAGATATTTATATATGAATAACTGCATCTTTTGGAGTGTAAAATGAAAAAGAAAAAATCATATATGAATGTATCAAATATCCTTTCTGAAGGTTTATTTGATAAATTAACAAAATATATAAAAACATCAAAACTTAAAAAGAATAAAACTTTATTAAGTAAACTTAACAAAATTAATAAAGATACTAAAGATTTGGAAGCCAGCATGAACGCACGGCTCAAACAACTAGACCCTAAAGCAAAACCTTTTAAATTTAAAACAAATAAATTGTCAGACTTTTTTTAGGAGTGATTAATTGGCCAACCTCAAACAAAAACAAATAGCACTTGAAAATATCAGAAAAGCTCTTGAGTCTAATAATCAATTAACTCAAGCCAGTGCTGTATTGTTAGAAAAAGAAGTACAACAATCTGGTAAATTAACTGATTTAACCAAAGACAGAGTAAGAGCATTAGAACAATCTCTTAAAGCAGAAAATAGTGCATTATCAGCTGCAGACCAACTAGCAGGAAAAAAAGACGCATTAAAAACAATAGAAGACGCTATTGCACAAACAAAAACCAAGTCAGGTGCAACAGATAAAAGAATTTTAAAAAATACAATTACAGATTTAGTCAACAAGAAAAAATCATTAACTGTTGATATAGACAAACTAGAATTACAAAAAAATATAACTGGTGAACTTGATAATCAAATGAGTAGTTTGTTTCCACAACTTGGTGTTCTTAAAAAAATTCAAGGGGTTTATGGTCAGATAGGTGCAAAAGCAGCAGCGACTACAGCTGGGCTAATGGCTGGATTTGCAATACTAAAAGGTTATTCTAAACGACTTGATGCAATAGGTAATTCATTTGGTGCAATGGGAGTTAAAGAATTTAAAGATGACCTTATGGACGCAGATAATAATCTGAGAAAATTAGGTTTCGAAGCAGGTACGGCAGGAAAAATATCAGAGCAGATGGCAGTAAACTTTGGTATAGGATTTAAAGAGGCATCAGGTATGGCATTTGCAGTAGGTGAGGCCTCAAAAGCTATGGGAGTTAGTGCAGAAACAGGAGCAGCTGCTGTTGGTAACTTGATGACATATTCTAACTTATCATCTGAAGCTGCAATAAATCTTGCAAAAGGAGCAGAATATTTAGCAGTACAGGCTGGAGTAGCTCCTGGTGCTGTGATGGAAGATGTAGCAAAATCAGCTGAAGTTTTTGCAGCATTCTCAAAAGATGGTGGTAAAAATGTAATGAAAGCAGCCATACAGGCTAAAAAATTAGGAACAAATTTACAAACCACTTCGAAAATTGCTAAAGGATTACTTGACTTTGAAACTTCTATTGAAAAAGAAATGGAAGCCTCATTGATGATTGGAAGACAATTAAACTTTCAAAAAGCAAGAGAATTATCACTAAACAATGACATCGAAGGTGCCATGACAGAAATTGTAGGTCAGTTAGGTGATGAAGAAGAATTTAATAAATTAAATGCACTCCAAAGGCAAGCACTAGCAGACTCTATTGGAGTTGGTGTTGAAGAGTTAGCTAAGTTTGTAGGTAAACAAGAAGAATCACAAGCGATAGAAGAAGAAATAGCTGAAACTCCTGGTATAGCCGAAATGTTAGGAGAAGACACAATCAGTAATTTACAATCAATAATTAATGGTTTTGCAACTTTAGCCTCCAATTTACAAACTACTATTGGGCCTTATATGGATTCTATTATGGGAGCTATTAACTGGATGGTAGAAGGTATATTAAAATTTGAAAAATCAATGGGTGGTGTATCGAAAATAATGGGGGTACTGATTGCTAGGTCCGTAATATTAGCAGGTAAACAGATGGCGTTAGCTATTTGGAGTATTATAGGGTCATTAGCAAAAATTCCTTTTGGGCTAGGTCTCGTAGGAGCAGGAGCTGCAATAGGTGGTATGGTTGCATTAGCAAATAGTTACAAAGTAGGTGATATGATGTCAGACCCATCAGGACCAGTCGTTGCATTACCACCATCAAGAGGTGGTGGACTCTATGAGGGAAGAGCAGATGATACTGCAATATTGACTACGGGTCCAAAAGGAAGTAAATCAGGAGGTAATACTGAAAGTCAGAGCAGAATGGCTGCAAATCAACAAAAACAAACAGCGGCAATGGAAAAAATGGCTGAGAACCAAATTTCAAAAAAAGATATGCAAGAAGGTTTTATAACAGCACTACAAACAGTAGGACTAACACCAACAACGATAGGTGAATCTGTCGGTGAGGCGGTTGTTAGAACTGCATCTTAAAAAAGATAAATGGGAGATTTAAATGAGTAGCTCTGAAACAAGTGGATTGAGTAACTTATCAAGTATTTTTGCTCAAGGAGCAGGAACAAATCAATCACCTGTTCAAGGTAGGCACGAATCAGAAGTGTCACCGGGTGTTAGTATAGGTAGTAACTCTAATCTAGATTTTGATGCACCACAAAGTACATATGCATCAGATAATTTGAATTTAGACACTCCTGGACTACACAATCTTGCAGACAATGAAGGTTCACAAACACCATTTGAAGTAACAACAATAGGTGATAGTTTATTAACAAAAACTCCTACATTAACACAGAATGCAACAAATCCTTTAAGAACAGGAGTAACAGGTTATTCATACTGGGGTACAGGTGATAGGATAGGTTTACCAGGAGACGGCCCAACAGACCCTCAAAGTATAGATTTCTTTTCTGGTGAATATAATAATCAGAATTGGGGTACTGGACTTATTACATTTGCAAATGCCGCAGAAGAAGAATTTGCAATATCTGGCTTTACAAGAGGAATGCTTCCTTCCCCTACTAGTAATAATAGTAAAGGAGCATCAAAATATATTAAAAATATAGGTAGTGATGGATTAGGATATATGAAACAAAGCTCTTTACTTTGGAGTATGCCACTTGGATTTGGTGCGAATGGTACTAATCCAAGTTTAACTGATGACATCAGTACAGGTTTTGAGACTTCAATTCCATCTAAATATAATGGTAGTAATTTTATTCCAAATGAAACTGGTGATTATTTAGTCGGTAAAAACTTTCAATTTCCAGGCGTTTTGATGAAAGCAAGATATGAAAGTAATTATGGAACAAGTACTGTTATATCAGACGACAATAAATATAGTGCACAAGCAGGATATGATTCACCATTAAGTTATACATCTCAATGGTATTACAGTTCAATAGGTGAGACTGTAGGTGGAACACCAGTTTTAGATGCAGATGAAAATGAAATAACTACAAATTCTCTTGCAAAAACAACACCAAATCAAATACCAATATCTTCAGGTACTTATCCTAAAAATTTACATCATACCAATAAATTTGCTTTAGGTTCATATTACGGGCTGGGTTACAGGACAATAAGTCCTAATTTAGGTCTTCATACAGATGATGTAGGAGAAGATTCTGTATTAAGAAAAACATCTCTTGCTGATATGAATCAATATGATACTTTATATCAGTCTGTTGGTGGTGCAGGTAGTGATGGAATAATGAAATCGAGAGATGTAGGTTATTACTCTAATTTAGATTTATCAAATTTAAGTATTCGATACCAATCTAGTGCTTTTAGATATAATTATAATGGTGGGAATAGAAGTAGTGAAATAAACGAACCTTACACTATTGTTGGTGTCAATGATGCTGAAGGTGATTTTGCTAGTAGAAGTGAAATGAGCAGAGTAAGACAAAGTGATGCTAAAAAAAGAGATGCATCAAGACTTAAACTGTTTTTAGATAGTGATGCTGGTAAAAAGTGGAAAGTAGACGAAGCAAAAAGAGGTGTACTTGCCTATGTAAATCATATAGCTGGAGGAAGTTTAGACAATTTTGGAGGATTTCTTGCATTAGGTTTTGGTTCACAACGATTTAATTATCTACCTCTGTTACCTGGTATCGTTATTGGTGGTGTGAATGTTAATATTGGTGCAAAAATAAGACTTGCAAAAGCATGGCCAACAACTTCAAGAGCTTTAGGTGTTGGTCGTTATGAAGATGTAGGACAGATTCCTGTGGCAAGTGCTATTCTCAATGTTAATAGACCTTTAACAAAAAATCCTATAGCAGATTTATTCTCATCTACCGCAATATTACACAAAGGTACGGGACACGACTTTGGTCAACCAGGAACTCGTTCACCTGGATATTTATCTACATTAGGAGGTAAACCTAAACAGAATGTCAATACTTCTATAAACCCGACTGGTGACCCTGGATTTTTCAGTTCAGTAACTAGTATGTTTGGTAGTCAAGATGGTCTTAAAGGAGATATATTTACGACAGCAGGTGTACCAGAAAATACAAACAGTATTAAACTATCATTTGATAAAGACAAAGATGATAAAAAAGCTAAAGCTTCTGACCCTAACGAAAATATTGAAACAAAAGATGAAGATTCAACAAACAAAGAACCTAAAGAAAATACACTTGATAAACTTAAAAAAGCAGCAAATTCATATGGTAAGGCCAAAGGTGCTACAGCAATTAAAAAAATAGAAGATGTCGAATCAAGTGAGCATGGTATGCCATTTTATTTTAAAGATTTAAGAGATAACACATATGTAATATTTAGAGCATATTTAGATTCTATTACAGAAGATGTATCTCCTGAATGGAATAGTGGTAATTATATAGGTAGAAGTGAACCAGTTTATACTTATAAAGGTGCAGAGAGATTAATTAATTTTAGTGTAAAATTATATGCATTCACAAAAGATGAATTAAAAGCTATTTATATAAAAATGGACAGATTGACATCAATGGCATATCCCAAATATAAAGCAGATAGATTATTTATAACTGAGGGGGTCAATAAAGTTGCCAAAACAAGAATGATACCACCATTAGCAAAATTAAGAATAGGAGAATTATATGGTTCAAAAGGAAGAGAACTTCCAGGTTTTATAAAAAGTTTAAGTTACTCAGTTCCAGAAGAAGCCACTTGGGAACATGAACAAGGTAAAAGAGTTCCTAAATATATTACAGCAACAATAGGTTTTCAAGTGATACACGCTACTGTAGGTCCACCGGGGCTAGGTGATAGATTTTATGGTATCATGGAAGAAGGTATTGAAGAATTTGTATCATCATAATTAAAAGAGGAATAAAAATGTCAAGATATAGAAATACTAGTATAAAAAGAATTAAAAATTCACCTGAATATAATAAAAAAGGTAAAGATGCATATGGAACAACTTTGTACGAAAAAATTTCAGAAACAGATGATGATATTTTTATAATAACTACTGATGGTGATAGGTTAGATACTTTATCACAGCAATTTTATGGTACTCCCAAATTATGGTGGTTTATAGCTCATACGAATAATATATCTACAAATAATTTAATACCAGGTACTTCATTAAGGATATCTATTAATACAGAATTAGCAAGAGGTTTATAATATGTCAATCAACAGTAGAGTTTTTGGAGCTCCAATTGATAAAAAAATACAAGCAAAATTAAGGGCAAGACAAGACTTAGCTCACGATGGTTCAGGTAAGGTTGCTGTTAAACCAAATGAAACAAGAATAGGTAAATATTCTGGTGGGTTAGACCCTAGTTCAAAAAACACTTATGATGAAGTTTTAGGTAAAGAACATATGGCACAGTTTGGTGGCCAAATTGACCCGTCCACTCGAACACCATGGGTCAGAATGTGGACAGCAATAGAGGTTCGACAATATGCAGATGTACCAGGTGCAAAAGGACAAGTATCAAAGGCAGATTATGATAAAAAAGTACAAAAATATCGTGAACAAAAACAATCTTTAGATTCCACAGCAAATAAAGCTACCAAAGAATTTCAGAAAGACCTTGAAGCATTAAATAATCTTCAAGAACAAATTTTAAAAATAGATACATCAAAAAAAGTTAGTTCTGGTGGTATTAAAAGGTATGCCGTTGAAAAACAAAATATGACATTTGAAGATGGTACTCAAGGTCCAGGTTGGCAAATAAGAGAAGCTAAATCAGCTGCAGTTCAGGTTTATGAGATAGGTAATCATGCTTTTAATAATTTTTGGAGTGAAAATGGAAAAAGAAGAACAACACCTAATAAAACAGTACAAAAACAATCTGATATAATAGAAGAAAAATTTTTAGGTTTATATGTTCCTGAAGAAGGTGAAGTACAGGCATTACAAGGTGCTGGATTCAATGAATATCTTAAACCACCAGCCGGTATAACAAATGTAAGGTCAACTACAATAGGGCCATTAGGTTTGATGAAAAAAACTGAAGTAACTTTTGTTGTACATAATTTTCATGATTATGAAGCAATTTATTCAAGGTATTTTTTAACTCCTGGTGCACAAGTTTTTGTTGATTTCGGGTGGAGCAGTCTTCATACAGATTTGTATGACCCAAGATTCTTTTTTGATGAAGCAGAAAAAAAGAACCTTAAAACGAAATATGGTTCATCGAGAGTAGAAGAAGTGTTGTTTGGTAAAGATTGGGGCAGAGATGGTGTTATTGGTGAAAATTATGGTGAGATGGAAGTTTTGATGGGCCAAGTTACAAAATTTGACACAAAATTTAAAGATGACGGTACTATTGAATGTTCACTTACATTTGCTTCTAAGAATTATGCACTTTTAGACCATAAACCTGACGCTGTGCAAAAAAATAGGATATTGAAATACTTAGAATTAGATATTATTAAATATGCTTCTAATTTTATCCAAGATACTTCAGAAGGAGCCACAATTATATCATCTGAAGATGATGATGGAACACCACAATCTAGAGACAATCAAAGACTGCTTGCTAATATTTTTGCCGACAGATATTTATCCGGAGGTACTACTCATGGTGTTGACGCAAATTCACCTGGTGTGTTGAGTGTTGTAACAGGAGTTTATTGGCAATCTGCACTTTCAACCGGTATGAAAACCGATTTTGATACTTACTATAAGAGCAATGAAGACGCGGACTTACTTGAAAAATCAATTAAGGGTCATGTAAAAACATTGTATGGTGCAGATGCAAAACAACTTTATGTTAGTTATGGATTTTTTGAG